AAGAAAGGAAGCGTGATGACAAAGAAGGTTCGAAAAACTCCAAGAACACCCGAAGAAGCTGAGCGAAAGGCCATCGCTGCTTCGAAATTCTCCGGAGGTATATTTCGATTTGGGTTTTGGCTTGCCCCGGCCACTTACTTCTCCATGCCTGTTTCTTGCTCCTTTCCGGGCATGGGCTGGGGCAGGCGAAAACTCAGATCGAAGTATAAGAAAGGAAGCGTGATGACAAAGAAGGTTCGAAAAACTCCAAGAACACCCGAAGAAGCTGAGCGAAAGGCCATCGCTGCTGCGATGGACATTGCAACTCAGCAGATTCTGGATGGTACCGCAAGTAATTCGGTGATCCTTCATTTCCTAAAGCTTGGCTCCAGTCGTGAACGTTTGGAACAAGCTCGTCTTGAGGCGGATACAACTCTTGCTCGGGCCAAGGTTTCGGCACTTGAATCTGCTGCCCGTACCGAGGAACTCGTTTCGGAAGCTCTGGCTGCCTTTAAGATCTATTCTGGAGATTCAGATGCGGAGCTATGACGAACTTTCCCATTTGCACTCGTTCGAGGAGCGACTAGCTTATTTGTCTCTTGACGGAGCATTCTTCGGCGAGACGTTTGGCGGATCCAGGTGGATGAACCAAGTTTTCTACCAAAGTGCTATTTGGAAGGAAGCCAGGACTAAAGCGATCGCAAGAGACCTAGGTTGCGACCTAGGTATTGAAGGATATGAGATTTACGACGGTATTGTTGTGCATCACATTAATCCTCTCACTCCACGCCAATGCGAGGATTTCGACCCCTGCATGTGGGATTTGGATAATCTTATTTGCGTGAGTCGTGATACTCATAATGCAATCCATTACGGAACTCCGGCGCTAGCACTCGATAATTTCAATCCTAGAATGCCAGGGGACACAAAATTATGGTAGGAGGCTGAATGTCAATTCTACACGACACAAAGACCTACCTCGGGTTGATGGAGGACGACACAGCATTCGATAGCGAAGTTAAGGATGCCATTGACAACGCTTTGGCCACCGCGACTCAGCTAAACCGCGAAGTCGGCGACCTATCGTCCGAGGCAGATTACCCCGCTACGGCTCTTGGCCGAATCCTGCGTCAGTACATTAACTTTTCGGTTCGCCTGACGTTCGATCCGCCGCAGACCTCGTTTGCCATCAAGGCAGTCGAGGCTTTGCAGAAAGAGGCAGAGTGGCGACTGACCATTCAATGATGGGAGAAAACTATGAGTGAGGAAACTCTATCTCATTATGGAGTCCTCGGTATGAAATGGGGAGTCCGAAAGAAACCTGAGTCTTCCGGCGGAAGTGGCCTTCGCTCTGCTGAAGAGAAGAAGAAGATCGGCGAAGAAATTAATGCCGATGTGTTCAAGAAAGAGCGCGCCAAGGCGGCGAAGGCTGCCGAGAAGGAACGCAAGAAGCAAGAAGCAGAGGCTAAAAAGGCTGCTAAAAAGGCTGCCTCGGATGCCAAGAAGGCTGCTGCTTCCAAGAAGCGCTCTGACAACAAGGCTGAGCGAGCCAAGAATGCGGCTGAGCGAGCTCGTAAGAAGCTCGAGAACCAGAAGTTGCGAGAAGCTCGCAAGGCCGAAGCCGAGCGTAAGAAGAAGCAGAAGGAAGCCGAGCGCGCTGAGAAGAAGCGCAAGGCCGACGAGAAGAAGGCTGCTAAGGAAGCTGAGAAGAAACAGAAGGAGCTCGAGAAGCAGAAGGTTCCTAAGGGCGGCATTACAGCTGCTATGCGGAAGGAAGCTCCTCGTCATCTGACTTCTACGGATCTCATAGAACAAAATAAGCGTCTCAATCTTGAGAAGCAAAACTATGAGTTAAAGCAGAAGCTCAAGGAGTACGAGAGTCAAAATAGGAGCGTTCTGTCAAAAACGGCAGAACTCTTTGTGGATGAAGCCCGCAAGAACCTGACGAAGTACGCTGCCAAGACCGCAACGAACATGCTGACCGCCGCGCTCGAAAGTAAGCTTACCGGTAGCGAGTACGAAGGAATTGCGAAGATGACTAAGGACTCCTTTAATCTCGAAGCACTACTCAAGAACGCAGTCGAAAAGAAGAAGAAGTAGGCATGGCGTTATCGAACACAGCCACGCCAAAGTATTACGCACAATTCCGCGAGAAAGTTCTCAACGGAGAAATTCCAGTATCTCATACGATTGAGATGGAGATGAACAGGATTGACGATTTAATCGCCAATCCTAGGTATTACTACGACGATAAGGCTATCGACGGGTTCATTGCATTCTGTGAGAACGAAATGACCCTTGTCGATGGCAGCGATTTAACCCTGCTAGATTCATTCAAGCTATGGGCCGAATCCCTTCTTTCGTGGTTCTATTTCGAAAAAGTGACGAAATTCATTCCTGACGAGACTGGTCATAACGGTAAGTATGTTCAGGTCGACGTTAAGAGACGCTTGGTTAACAAACAATACCTTGTCGTCGCACGTGGTGGCGCCAAGTCCATGTACATGGCATTCATTCACGCTTACTTCCTGACGATCGACCCTACCACAACGCACCAAATCGCCACAGCACCAACAATGCCGCAGGCCGAGGAAACACTATCCCCGTTTAAAACCGCTATCACACGCAGTCGGGGGCCTCTGTTCAAGTTCCTGTCGGCCGGCACAGTACACGCCACTGTCGGTGCGAAGGCTAATCGGGCTCTGTTAACTCCGACTAAGCGAGGTATCGAGAACTTCTCAACGAATTCCATTCTTGAAGTTCGCCCCATGAACGTCGACAAGCTTCAGGGCTTGCGGTCCAAGGTGAATACGATCGATGAATGGCTTTCGGGCGACGTTCGCCAGAACGTCGTTGCCGCGCTCGAGCAAGGAGCATCCAAGCTCGATGACTGGGTGATTCTTGCTGTCTCGTCCGAAGGCACAGTTCGAAATGGCGTTGGCGATTCCATCAAAATGGAATTGCTTTCAATCCTTAAGGGCGAATATTACGACCCACACACGTCGATCTGGTATTACAGGCTGGACGACGTGTCTGAGGTCGGGGATCCAAACATGTGGGTAAAGGCCCAACCCAACCTTGGGAAGACTGTATCTTACGATACCTACCAGAGGGACGTGGCGAGAGCCGAAAATGTGCCATCCGCACGGAATGACATCCTTGCGAAACGGTTCGGAATCCCATGCGAGGGATACACATACTTCTTCAAGTATGAAGAAACCATTCCTCACAATCCACGGGAATTTTGGCAGATGCCGTGTGCTATGGGAGCCGATCTCTCCCAAGGCGACGATTTCTGCGCCTTTACGTTCTTGTTCCCGTTGCCCACGGGTGACTTCGGGGTCAAGACGCGAGCGTACATTACGACTCGCACATTCGATAAGCTCCCTGCTGCCGGACGTGCAAAGTACGAGTCGTTCATCCGAGAAGGATCTCTCCAGGTCATGGACGGTACTATTCTAGACATGATCGAAGTCTACATGGATCTCGACGAATACATCTTGAGGTCTGAGTACGATGTTCGAGCGTTTGGATACGACCCGTACAACGCCAGAGAATTCGTCGAACGATGGGCGACAGACAACGGCCCCTACGGAATCCATAAGGTTATTCAGGGTGCTCGAACTGAGTCGGTTCCGCTGGGCGAACTCAAGAGTCTGGCTGAAGACCGAAGACTTATCTTCGATCAAGAGCTATTCTCATGGGCAATGGGTAACACCATCACCCTTGAGGACACCAATGGCAACCGAAAGATCTTGAAGAAACGAATGGATCTCAAGATCGACAGTGTAGCTGCCTTGATGGATGCCTGGGTAGCCTACAAAAACCAACTCGACGACTTCAACTAACGAGAGGAGGTACTATGGGTATTATGTCCCGCTTGGCGCGGGCGTGGAATGTGTTCGCACATGACCACCCTGAACGGTATGCGCGTAGTAATTACAGCGAGTACCGACCAAGCTACAGGTCGTTCGGGTCAACGAACCTGGTCCAAACACTTTACAACAAAATTGCTTTGGACGTGGCGAACACTCCGATCCGTCATGTTAAAGTAGATCAAAATGGTAGATACGACAGTGAAAAGGATTCCTCGCTGAACGAATGCTTGTCACTGATGGCAAACATCGATCAGACCTCGAACGCTCTAATCTACGAGCTTGTCTATACGATGCTGGAGACTGGATCAGCTGTTCTAGTTCCAGTTGATACGGACACGGCATTGAATGAGGAAGGCTCGTTCGACGTCCTGTCTCTTCGAGTTGGACGAATCGAGAGTTGGTATACCGACTCTGTCGACGTGAATCTGTATAACGATCGTAGCGGAAAACGGGAAACTATTCGAATTTCCAAGAATTCCGCAGCAATCGTATACAGTCCCCTGTACGATGTCACAGCCAGCAACAACTCGTTGGCGAATCGACTTGCGCGGAAACTCGATGCGCTTGATGCGATCGACAATTCTGCTTTGGGTAAGAAGTTGGATCTGATCATTCAGCTTCCTTACTCGGTTCGAGGCGAATTGCGACAGCAGCAAGCGGAAACTCGTCGAGAAGCCATCGAACAACAGCTCCGAAATTCGGAGATCGGTGTGGCGTACGTCGATGGCGCTGAGAAGATCACTCAGCTCAATCGTCCAGTTGAGAACAATCTGCTCGATCAGGTGAAGTACCTGTCTGAACAGTTGTACAACGCTCTCGGTTTCACTGAGAGTGTGTTCAACGGAACGGCAGATGCTGAAACCAACCTGTCCTATTACAACCGGACAGTCAAGCCAATTCTCGACACCATCACCAAGTCTGCGACAATGGTCTTCTTGACGAAGACCGCTAGGTCGCAGGGCCAGCGTATTATCTACGTGAGGGATCCCTTCGCGGCGACCTCGCTAGACAGTATCTCGTCGATGGCGCAAACCTTCATCACCAACCAGGTGATGACTCCGAATGAGATCAGGTCGATCATCGGATTGCCGCAATCCACTGATCCCAAGGCGGATCAGCTGGCTAATCCGTATACGTCTTCGGCCAATGCCGATGCACGTTCGTCATCCAACCAGGAGGTTCAAAATGGCAGCACATAATGATGTTGCAGATTTCGATGGCTGGGCAACAGTCGCCGGAATCAAATGCTCCGATGGGCGAGTGATTTCCCACCACGCATTCGAGCAAAACGACGGGGCTGTCGTCCCCCTCGTTTGGCAGCATGGTCACGATAATGTGACCAATGTTCTCGGGCACGCTCAGCTCGAGAAGAAGCCTGAGGGCGTTTATGCCTATGGGTTCTTTAACGGATCCCAACAGGCGGAACACGCTCGCGAGTTGATCGAGCATGGCGACGTTACTGCCATGTCGATCTTCGCGAACAACCTTAAGCAGGAGGGCAACGTTGTCCGACACGGCAACATTGTCGAAGTGTCTCTCGTGCTTAAGGGCGCAAACCCTAAGGCGACAATCAAGAACGTCACCATGGCGCACTCCGATGGCGAAGGTTACTCCGCGATCATCAAAATGGGTGAGGGTGACGTGTCTCACGAAGACTTCGAGGGCTCCGAGGAATCGGACTCCGAAGATGAGTCCTCTGATGAGGACAAGACCATCGGTGAGATCCTTTCCACTCTCACCGAAGAACAGCTGGAGGCAGTCAACTATCTGATTGCAGCCGCCATCGATGGGGAGTCTGAAGACTCCGAAGAGACCAACGAAGAAACCGAGGAAAATATGCAGCACAATATCTTTGAGGGCGACAAGGCCCCCGAGAATACGCTCTCGCACGCTCAGTTCGCTGAGATTGTCGAGACAGCCAAGCGGAACGGTACATCCCTGCAGGACGAACTGCGCCATGCAGACTACGGAATCGAAAACATCGGTTATCTGTTCCCTGATGCCAAGAGCATCACGGACGAGCCGATCACCCTCGACCGCGACCAGAGCTGGGTGTCTGTCGTCATGCAGGGCACCAAGCACTCTCCGTTCAGCCGCATTAAGTCTATCTTCTCTGATATCAGGGATGATAAGGCGAGGGCGAAGGGCTACGCCAAGAAGGCGGCGAAAAAGACGGATGAGGTTATCAAGCTCCTCATGCGTACGACTTTGCCGACAACGATCTATAAGAAGCAGAGGCTCGACCGCGATGACGTCGTCGATATCACCGACTTCAACGTCGTCGCTTGGCTGAAGAAGGAAATGGTCGGAAAGCTCAACGAGGAAATCGCGCGAGCGATCCTCCTGGGCGACGGCCGCACCGAATCGGATCCGGACAAGGTCAACGAAGAGGCCATTAGGCCGATCATCAAGGAGAACGAACTCTACGCGGTCCACAAGGTTCTGGAGTCTACGACGACCGACGACACGCTCGTCGACGACATCGTCCTGGCCTCCGCGGATCTGGAAGGCAGCGGTTCGCCCACCCTGTTCATCGACAAGAAGCGCAAGATCCAGCTGCTCCTGCAGAAGGACAAGAACGGCCGTCGTATCTACGAGACCGAGTCGTCTCTGGCTGCTGCAATGGGCGTCTCGAAGATCGTCACAGTTCCGCAGATGCGGGACTTCGAGCACCAGGTCAAGGGAGTTAACACCGAACTCCTTGCTATCGTGGTCGACCTGCACGACTACACGATCGGTTCGAATGCGGGGGCGGAACTCGGCATGGCCGAGGCCTTCGATCTGGACTTCAACCAGATGAAGTACCTTACGGAAACCCGTCTTTCGGGTTCCCTGACGGCACCGTACTCTGCGTTGACTGTTTCCCGCAAGAAGGCCTAAGGATAATGTCACGATTCAGCGGTAAGCTGGGTTTCGTGATGACGCGTGAGACGGAGGAAGGTGTTTGGCTCGAAGACGTCGTTGAAATTCCTGTCAAGGGGACTATTCGTAGTCTCTGGGTCAGGAACGATAACAATGCCTCGGTCAACACTGACCTTCGTCTCACCAACGAGATCAGCGTTCTGATGGACACCAAGATCAAGACCCATCTCGAAACTCTGAAGTATGTAGTATGGAAGGGTTCAAAATGGGAGGTACAGTCCATCGGTGTGAACTACCCACGGCTGACCATCAACCTAGGGGGACTCTATGCGCACGTATAGAGATCTCCTTCATCTTCTTCGGAAGGCGGTAGACCATGACAGGGTCTATTTTCAGCCTCCGGAGAATCTAAAACTGGGGTATCCCGCAATCGTCTTTCATCTGACAAAGATCAAAGTCGACCACGCGGATGACGTACCCTACAAAGGCGCTCGGGAGTATATGATTACTCTCATCTCCAAGGATCCAGAACCCGGTGCTCTTGAGGAGATTCTCAAGATCCCGTATACGACCCTTGACTCAACATATATTTCAGACGGAATGAACCATTTCGTCTTCACAAGCTACCTCTAAGGAGAAATCATGCCCCAGATCAAGTGGGACGAAGAAGGTCAGCACCTGTATCACACTGGTGTTAGTAAGGGTGTTCTATACCCCTTTGACACTACGAATAACCGGTACGGTACCGGTGTTCCCTGGAACGGTCTTAAGACCGTCACCGAGACCCCGGAGGGCGATGAGGCGTCCGATATTTATGCGGACAATCTCAAATACTTGACGCTGATGAGTGCGCCGTCCTTCAAGTTTACAATTGAGGCGTACACCTATCCGGATGAGTTTGCCGTCTGTGACGGCACAGCTCAGCTGGTTAAGGGTGTGAATCTCGGTCAGCAGCCTCGAACACGGTTCGCGTTCAGCTACTGTACGAAGGTCGGAAACGACACCAAGGGTGATGCCTTTGGTGAGCTTCTGCACATCATCTACGGCGCGTCTGCTGCTCCGTCGGAGCGCGCGTACAATACGGTCTCCGATTCGCCGGAGGCGATTTCCTTCTCGTGGGAGTGCAGCACCATCCCGATTCAGGTCGATGGCTTCCAGCCCGTCTCCGTCATCACGATCGATTCGTCTAAGCTGGAAACAGCAAAGTACAAGAAGATCTGTGATAAGCTCTATGGCGTCGGCGGTGCAGGTGGCACTGCTACCCCGACGCTGGTGATGCCTAACGAGATCCGAGGCCTTCTGGCTTGATTTCTCTGGAGCTTGATTTCCCGGGGGAGGAGCGGTTCGACGAACGTACAAACACGTTCATTACGATGGAGCCGTATACGATTACTCTTACGCATACCCTGTCTGCAGTGGCTGAGTGGGAATCTGTTTATAAACGGTCGTTCCTTGAGACCCCACCGCAGACTGGCGAAGAGTTAGTATACTACATCCGTTGTATGTCAGACAAACCCCTCCCCCGGGATTTCATTCAACGACTTGATCAATCCGTTCAAGTCAAAATAGCAGACTATTTGTCTGATACTGCCTCGGCGACGGTTCTCATGAGCCCGCCATCACATGGCGGACCCCGAGACACCATGACCAGTGAACTAATCTACTGGTACATGTCTCAACTGGGCATCCCATTCGAGTGTGACAGGTGGAACTTGAACCGGTTGCTGACGCTTATTCGTCTTGCCGCAGCCAAACAAAACAACAACAAGCCAGATGCGCGGGCCTCAGCTGCCCAGCGTGCGGCTATGAACCAGGCCCGTCGGGCCCGATACAATTCGAAAGGATAATCCATGGATTACCGCAACCTTATTGCGGACAAGCAGTACTTCATCTCCAATTCCCACACTGCTGGCCGTGAGGGTCACGACATCGACTTCTTCGTCCTCCACCACAATGCGGGTGTCCGACAGTCTACCGAGGAAGTCGGCAACTTCTGGGAAGGGTCGGGAACGTCCGCCCATTACCAGGTTGAGGCTGACGGCACTGTCGGTCAGCTCGTCCACGACCGAGACACCGCATACCACGCCGGCGACTGGAATACCAACCTGCGCTCGATTGGCATTGAACACGCCAACATCACGGGACCAAATGCAGACGTTCCTTGGGACATCTCGGACGCAACGATCGAGTATGGCGGAAAGCTCCTCGGTGCTCTCTGCTACGGATATGACGTTGGTGAGCCTGAATGGGGCGTCAATGTGTTCCCCCACTCGCGATTCTCCTCGACAGCATGTCCGTTCCAGCTCCGCGATCGCTACATCGACACCTACATGGCCTGGGCCAAGCAGATGTACAACCATCTCGCCGGAAATGCGGTCGATCCGGTTGCTCCTCCGTCGCCCGCGCCCCTTCAGACCGTGACCTACGCAGATCTTCGTGAAGAGCTCGCGACGATCCTCCACGGGACTTCGGATCCCGCGGACCTTAACCGTCGTGCTCTGGCGCTGATTAGTGCGTCGAATTGGGGCGGCAACAACTTCCCGTTCGACATTGATTTCGCTCAGCAGGTCGTTGGCACGGATGTCGATGGCATCTGGGGCGATGACTCTGAGGCGGCTCACGATGACACAGTCACCAAGATTCAGCAGCTCCTGCATGTCGAGGTTGACGGTATCGTTGGCCCCGATACCACCAACGCACTCACCCGAGTGATCAACAACTGACCGAAAGGAGGGCCGTCATGATCGAGATGAAGTTTAACGCCGACTTTGACATGTCAAAATGGTTGACACAAGTCAAAGATAGGAAGCTTCGCAACGTGCTGGCTTCCGCCGGCGATCGCGGCGTGACGGCCCTCCGGGCCAACACACCAGTCGGAACTGGTAAAACTGCTGCCTCGTGGCAGTACAAGATTAAGCAAACCAAGCGAGGAGTTAAGATCGTTTGGTTTAATACTAACATCGTGTCCAAGGTCCCAATTGCAATCATCCTACAGTATGGGCACGGTACGCGCCAAGGCGGATATGTCCAGGGTAAAGACTACATTAACCCTGCCATGAAGCCCATATTCGACGAAATTGACCGTATGGTCGGGAGGGCTATCAATGGGTAAGAGCATTGAGAACAAGGTTATCTCGCTCGAACTTGACGACTCCAAGTTTAACTCCAGGGTCGACGGCGTTCTCCGTAACGTTGATCGCCTCAAGTCCGGAATGAACTTCAAGCAGTCAACCGACGGCCTCGATGGTGTCGGTAAGGCAGCCCAGGATGCTTCGAAGCGAATGGGGGGCATCGCTGACGGCGTTAAGAATGTTAACACATCCGTCATCAACAATTCCACAGCGGCAGCTGCTGCTACGGCTAACGTCGGTGCCGCGGCGAAGATTTCGTCGACCAACTTTAGTATGCTCGCAGGAGCTGCGTCGGTGGCTATGGGTAACATTGCATCCAAGGCTCTTATGGCCGGGGGATCGGTGCTTTCCTCGTTCACATTTGGACCCATCATGGATGGTTTCCGGGAATACGAAAACCAATTGAATGCTGTTCAGACCATTCAGGCGAACACATTCTCTAAGGGTGAGACCACCGCGACCATTAATGCGGCACTCGACGAACTGAACGCTTACGCGGACAAGACTATTTACTCCTTCACTGAGATGACTCGAAACATCGGCATGTTTACAAGCGCCGGTGTGGGTCTGAAGGACTCTGTGGCCGCGATTAAGGGTCTGTCGAACGTCGCAGCAATGTCTGGCTCCTCTTCGGAGCAGGCAGCTACGGCGATGTACCAGCTTTCGCAGGCTCTTTCGACTGGTGTCGTCAAGCTTCAAGACTGGAACAGTATCGTTAACGCCGGAATGGGCGGCGAGCAGTTCCAGGAAGCTTTGAAGCGAACAGCACGAACCTACGGTGTCGAAGTCGATAAGATTATCGACAAAGCCGGATCATTCCGAAACTCCCTGAAGGACAACTGGCTCACTTCAGAGATCATGATCGAGACACTTACCCAGTACACCGGCGATCTGTCTCGTGAACAGCTCCTGAATGCCGGCTACACGGAGGAACAGGCCGACGAAATCATGCGGCTTGCTGAGGTTGCGAACGATGCTGCTACGAAGGTGAAGACTTTCTCACAGCTGATCGACACGACAGCCGAGGCATTAGGCTCTGGATGGGCCTCCATCTTCCGAACAATCTTCGGTGACTTCGAGCGCGCCCGAGAAATGTGGACCGCAGTGGCTGATGTCGTGAATGCTGGAATCGGAACCTTCTTCGACGCCATTCAAGGTGTTCTGGATCGCTGGGATGAACTTGGAGGGTGGTACGAGTGGTGGTATGGAGTAGGTGATCTCTGGACCGCTATCTCCAAGCCGCTCAAGGCAATCGGCGAGGGTTTCTTCAGCGCCTTCCAGGGCGATGGAGGTAAGGCCCTTTACGATTTCAGCTACTACTTCCGGCATTCAATTAGCCAATGGCTTATCATGTCGGATGACTTCGCCAACAATCTCGGCAAGATCTTCAAAATGGTAGGCGAAATCGTCTCTCCGGTTCTTGAGATTCTTATCGGGGTCGTGGCTGCTTTCGTTCAGGTTGCTGTGGCAGCATTCAAGCTAGGAGTAATCCTAGCAAGCACTATCATCAAGCCGATGGTTCTAGTCGCGGCTAAGATCGGAGACATCGTCTCGGTCTTTAGCAACTGGCTAGGACAGCTGCTTGGCGGAACCGACCTCCTTGGAGGACTCGCCAAGGTCCTCGACTGGATTGTCGACAAGTTCCAGAAGCTCGCCAACTGGATGTATGAAGTCGCAGACGTAACGATCAACCCAATCTTCGATGGACTTAAGGTTGTTATCGAAGCAGTGCTTAAGCCGCTCGGTGAATTCATCGATACGATCCGGAAAGCGATTTACAACGTCTTCAAGCCTTTTGGAGACGCTATCTCGAAGGTCGTTGACTCGATCTTCGGGTTCGCTTCGGGTACTGGTGGTCCGATGGAGAAGATCAAATCGATCTTCGGTGGCTTTGGGACGTCGTTCCTCGAGAACATGACCAAGCTCGCAGACGCTATCGGACCCAAGTGGTCTGAGAAGGTCAAGAGCTTCTCGAATACGATTCTCCCGATCAGCACGACTATTGGCAAGCACCTCGGCGGGGCTGTCGATAGTGCCAGCAAGGGAATCAAGAAGTTCTGGGATGACGCGTCGCCTAAGATGGCTGAGGCCTGGTCTGAATCCACCAAGAAGATGAAGGATTCTATCTCGGACGTCGGTAAGGCTTTCGGTCGAGCCGGCGACGCTATGGCTAAGACTTTCGCACCTCAGGTGAAGGCGGTCAAGGAGTTTGGCGTAGATCTGTATAACGTCTTTGCCAACCTCGATACCCATCTGAACAACAACACCTTCTTGTCGACGATTGGCGACAGCTTCAAGAACATGATGAAGTCGTTCGGGCCTTTCGGAGCCCTTATCAACGGCATTATCGATCTGTTCGGGAAGCTGGGCGGACTCACCAAGTCTATATTTGGTGGGTTTGGTGACACGGCAGATGGTGCAGCTAAGGGGCTCTCCACCTTTGGTAAGGCAGCCTCTGACGCGTTCAACACACTCGGGGCAGTCGGTGGATTCATTTACACAGCTGCAACTGGTATTGTTACATTCTGTACGGCTGCAGTCGAAGCGATCGCCAATCTGATTACCTGGCTCACCAAGGGTATCGATTCAATCAAGAAGTTCGCTTCTGAGTCCGAGGCCTTTAATAGCTTCAAGGAGAACATCGGTAAGGCATTTGGCGAGGCCGGAAAGATGATCCAGTCTTTCTGGTCTGGCCTTGGATCTAGCCTCAAGGATCTGTCCCTTTCAGACCTTCTGTCGGGACTCCTTCTAGGTGGAGGTCTTGGTGCTGGGTTCCGAACCCTTCAGACGATGCTCGGTGGCTTTACGAAGACCACTGATTCGTTCAGCAACATGTTCGATAAGTTCGGAAAGGTCGGGGATTCAATTAGCGGAGTGTTCAACTCTCTGACAGATTCTCTTAAGGCGATGCAGGACGTGATCAAGGCTAAGGCTCTTCGAGAGATCGCGATCTCTGTGGGTATCCTTGCCGGTTCACTATTCATCCTGGCAATGATCCCTGCTCCGCAGCTGATTCAAGGTGCAGTGGCTATCGGGGTCTTGACTAAGATTCTTCTTATCGCGCTTACTCAGATCAGCGAGATGAAGATCAACCGAATGCAGATCGCTGGTGTAATCGGCGCTGTTATGGCTTTGTCCATTGCAGTGATGCTAATGTCCATTTCAGTCGGCATTCTCGGCTCTATTAAGTTGAGCACTGTCGCGCAGGGTATTGGTGCCGTAATGGTGCTGGTTCTCGGCATGACTACCGCCGCGAAGCTTCTCTCTAGAGATTCCAAGACCATGATCCAGGGAGTCGGGTCCATGGTTGCAATGGCAATCGCCATTAACATGCTCACACTCCCGATTATCGCGCTGGGGCTACTCCCCATCAAGGTGATCGCCCAGGGCATCATTGCTGTGGGGGTCTTGATTGGGATCATGGTTGGCTTTGTTCTCCTTCTGAACAAAGTTACTAGCGATCTCAGCAAAATGGCAGCCATTTCACTCATGATAGTTGCATTCGCGTTCTCGATCAACATGCTCGTTGGCGCGATTGCTATTCTTGGGTATATGGACACAGTCAAGATGGTCCAAGGTCTGGTCGGCCTATCAGCAGTTGTTCTGTTGCTAGTAGCAATTGCCCATCTGATGCCACCAACAGCGATCGTCGGAGCTGGAGCATTGATCCTAACCGCAATCGCTATTAACGTGGCAATGATGGCAATAGCACAGGTCACCAAATACAGTTGGGATCAGATCCTCTCATCCCTGGGTAAACTCGCGCTGGTTATTGGCGGGGTCATAGCCGCTGCGTTCCTGGCACAAAGCGCAATAATCGGTATTGCTGCGTTGACGCTGATGGCACTCGCCCTAAGCACGTTTACTGACGCACTAACCAAGGCTTCCGGTCTTAGTTGGGACGCGCTCAGTAACGGTCTGTGGGCGATTGGTATCGGCCTCGGCATTCTAATTGCGGCGGGGTACCTAGCTCTCGGTGCGGCCCCGGGTCTTCTCGCCCTGGCGCTCGCCATTGGTGTGCTTGGGGGCGTCGTGATTGGTATCGTGGCGGCCATCACTGTTCTGGTTATGGTTATCACTGCGTTCGTGTCGGTTGTTGCTCTAGCAGGACCGGCTATCGGGGCGGGTATCGTCGCAATCGCTTCGGGTATTGCTGCGGCAGCAGCGATTATTGCAGCGGCTGCTCCGGCGATCCAGGCAGCGCTGATCGGTGTCTTTAATGCGGTTAAGAACTCCGCGCCTGCTTTGGGCGAGGCTCTTAAAGCATTGGTGAAGGCATTCGATCCGGCGGTGAACGAGTTGATTATCCTGGCCGGTCATGCCATCCGGCAGCTGATTAGTCAGGTATATCAAACGCTGAAGCAGAAGATGCCTGAACTTGTCCAAATTTGGACGATGGTCATCACGGGTGCGCTTCAGACCATTCGTAATGTCTGGCCTGATGTACTCGCAACGATCATTGACCTGTTGTGGCAGCTTCTACTGGCGATTGTCCAGAACGCCCCAAAGTTCACCGAGGCGTTCAAGATGATGCTCGAGAATCTAATCAACACGATCACCGAGTGCGTGCCTCTAATGGTCGAAGCGATGCTCACACTGCTACAGGCCATGCTCGACGGTATCACTGAAAAGGTACCTGAGCTGACCACGTCAGGTGCGGAGCTCATTGCAGCCCTGATCCAGGGTATCGCAGACAGCTCATTGATTATCATCAATGCTGCATTTGACGCCTTGGTCACATTCATCAATGGATTTGCGGATGCGATTGATCAGAAAGGTCCGCAGCTTCAGGCTGCGGTCGACAAACTGATCACTTCCATCATCAACTTCATTAAGAATGGCCTAACCGGCATGAGCAACAAGTTCTCAGCTGAAGCCGGGTCGATTGGCCGGAATATCATCACTGGCATCATCACAGGCATCGGTAGTTCGGCTGTGTCCCTCTACAATAAGATGAGGAACATTGCTTCAGGCGCTGTCACCGCGTTTGAGAATGCTCTTAGCATTAACTCGCCTTCGCGTGTGTTCGCGGCTTCAGCTAGGTTCATCGTTGCGGGCATTGTCAAGGGCATCGACGAGACCCAAGACGAGGCAGTTGATGTCATGTCTGGACTTGCGGGTGACATGGTCAGCGCTATGGACAACCTGGATACCGATTGGAATCCAGTCATCAAGCCGACTGTAGACCTGTCCGAGGTGAATGGTCTGCAGGACCTCACGATGAACGACATGAATGCTACTGTTGTGGCGTCTTCAGTTCAAAATGGGAGCCAAATGCAACAGGAGATCCGGGCTCTTCGCGAAGAGCTTCGGAACAAGCAAACTCAAACCGTCTTCAACCAGTACAATGAATCGCCTAAGGCGCTTGACCTGTCGGACCTGTACCGCCAGACTGAGCGTCAGCTCGAACGAATGAAAAGGATGTGACATACCCAATGACATACACAAGTGTAAGTATTAGTACTAGCACCGGTCTAAACTTACTACTAATGCTCAACCAAATTACCGATGGATGGGTGCCGCAGATTCTGAACGGTACCTTCGGCTCGAATCGGGAGTATAATTTTACGGGTAATGTTGTCACATCGATGTCCGAAAAACAAATTGACATCAACATGAGACTGACACCTGTCGTGCCGATACCGGCGAAGCCTGCACGGTATTTTCTCGATTTCCTTTCTCATCCAAAGATCAATGATGTCTTTCTCACGGACGTAGACGAGGTGTCTCCAGACATCAGTTATGTACCTAACGAAACGACAACATATACGAAACCAACTGTTGGTACTTACGGATATACTAGGTTTGCCCAGAAATGCGTCATTCGAGAACTTAAGTATAACTATTCGGAATACCCCGCTACTATCGAATTTACGATCTCGACGAAAATACCTATCTTATACGGTAAAACATTTACCATCTATATGGGGTTAGGTAACCAGAATTGGAGCCAGGCAATAGCCGATGTTAAAAGAGTAATCGGTGAGGTTAGTCCTATGGTCGGAGATGTTGATTTCAGAACACTTAAACTGTCGTTACCCGCCATCGGGACTTCAAACTACAGTATTTTCGACAACCACTTGGACGCGTTTAAGGCAGTCCTTCGAGGTAATTCTACCAGCGACTCCGGAATATTCTCGATGTACAGTTATACCGACGGTACAAAAAGATTTTCTATCGAGGGCGGGTATGCCAGTAATGCATCATCATATTACGCATTAGAAGCATATCCGACTTTTAGGCTTGGAGAACTGATTCCATGGCTCTCCTCTTTGAGAACTCCTCCAAAGATAGACTTTTACGGTGTGGGTAAAGGATACGCAAGCCTAGAATTCGCGATGGCTCGAAAGGGGATTTGATATGCCGAACACTGTACAGGTTCTTGGCGGAAAGTCAATGGGTACTTTCACGGCGCATCAAGTTTTTGATGTTCTTATCAAAGAATCATTGTATACTGCTTCCTTGACGTTCAGGTCTAAAGGCGTGTTTCCGTATCCACCGGGGACTGTAGTTTGTTGCTCTCAAGCTACTCAGACTCCTTTCGTGGCTGAGGAAATAACTTACGATTCTCAGGGCGTCACTGAAGTACGTTGTATTTCAGTTTGGGAGCTGCTTAAACGTCGAAATAAATGTTTTACGTATGAAAACAACTTTCCCGCAACGTATACTCCGCTCAGTATGCTCGGGCTTGAACTTTACTACATCAACAAAGACCCAAATCGCTGGTTCGTATATTGGTTGCGATCTTCTGTGGTGTCAGGATATACTGATTATACAGACACTTTCGATCCATCAACGAGTATCTATGAGGATATTTATAATGCAGCAGTATACAATCAGTTGTATTTCACTTCGAGAATCTACTCAACTACTAACAACCCAGACAATGTGGACGTTTTGTTAGAGGTCCGCTCGCTAAACGGAAATTTTAGTATTATTGATCTCGGGTGTCTAGATTCGGTGACGTCTAGAGTAACTCGGCGCCTTCCTTCAGCCCCCACACATTGGGCCATTGGCAGAACCAAAGATTACGGAATGTGGAAAATGGCCTCCCGAGGGCGTATACGCACCTGGTATGAGAACCGGGCGTATATGCAGAATACCACGGATTGGAAAGGTCCTTACCGCTATGAAACTGCTATTCCGGGCGATAGAGAACGGGAATGGGGACAGATAACCGAAGAGATCAAGTGTGAACCCCTTAAATCCGTATCTGTAGATATTGATGAGATTTCGATCGAAAAGTTTATGTCCTTAGCAATCGGACAACCAGTATCAGGAACTATTATGGGGGTCATGTTCACCGGATATATCATCGAGCGAACCGTGAGTGGCGGTGACTTGACCGTATATTCGGTGAAGATCCAACCTGATAGATTCTATGAAAATGGTAGGGAGGTCACCGATAATTGGATCTAACCAAAGCTGCCGAACTCGCCGGCCCGATTGTGTCGGCGCTTCTTGGCGGGTCTGGTATCTGGGCTTGGTTACAGTCCAAATCCGTCAAGAATCACGCCATAAACGATCTTCTCCTAGGAGTGGCTCGTTCACAAATCATAATGCTGGGGCGCTACTACATCGAGAGGGGTTACATCCTCATCGATGAGTACGATGACTTCTACAATTATTTGTACAAGCCATACAAAGAGGCCGGAGGTAACGGCCTAGGACGTAGGATCTTTGAGGAAGTCGAGGATCTGCCTATGCTACCTAAAGGTAGTGATGGAAGGAGAAAGAAATGAAGGATCACCACTACGATTCTCTCAAGAACATTGCTTTGCTGTGGATCCCAGCACTCGCAACGTTCGTCAACACCATCGGTATGGTATGGGGAATCCCCTATACCAACGAGATCACAGCCACGATCACCGCGCTCGGGGTCCTTATTGGGGCCGGCCTTAAGGTCAGCTCCAATAACTATACCCCCTCAGTCGACGGCGATCTTGTCGTGACGAAGCACGACGAAGTATACGCGGATTTCCCCGCAGAACCTTCGCGCTTCAAGGATGGCGACACGATTACTATGAGGGTCACCAAGCCTGGAGACGTTTCGACCAATTAAAACATGGGTAATAGTGAGAAGTACTCACTAGAAAGGACCCTCTCATGTCTAACGTCGAACGCCTCTACGACCACGAGGACCTCGAAAACGAGGTGCTCAATTGGCTCGGTGGGGAAAACCCCTCGACAAACGAGTACAGCACCGCTGTCAATAATCTCGAAAAGCTGCATCGGCTTGCCAAAGACTCTGATCTGAAGCAGAAGCTGATCCCCTCTTCGGAGACTATTGCAAACGGAGCTGTCTATTTGCTGGGGCTCCTCGCCGTGCTCAATTATGAGCAGACTCACGTCCTCGCCTCTAAGGCTTTCGGAATGTTGAAGTTCCGTCGCTAGAACTCACTTCCAAAGACCTATAACCCTAGAAAAATCTGGGGTTATAGGTTTTTTCGCGCAAAATCTGCAGGGAGTATAATGAGAACTAACTACTTTGAAAGGAACCACCATGTTCACCGACATCTGCTTCATCGTTGCAATCGTCTCCCTAATCCTCGCCCTCTACAGTGCGATTAAGGCTCATGGATACAAGACCCGTCTCGATCGGATCGATCACTCCTACCACACCGTTAATCGCTACCTGGCCGCAGGCAAGGGATACTTCTACACGATGGAATCGCTGATGGCTACTCTGAACGAATGCCTTCACAACTGACATCTCACCTATACACCCTACATGGTGTATAGGCTTTAGCAAAAAAATACTCTCCGTATAATGAGACCTAACCCCTCAAGAAAGGAACCACCATGTTCAATCAGACCAACATGATCGTCGGATCTCTCTATGCTATCTCCGTCGCTACCGGAGGAATCATCGCACTCGAAATTCTCAAGCTCGTTGAAAACGAAGAACGAATCGCAAAGAATGCCGGTAAGAAGGCTAGCGCCTCTGCCATGGAATACTTGCAGGACGTCTATCGTAAGCGAGTCGATAAGATGTACGATCTGCTCGACTCCTCCGATGTCTCTACGGAGACTAAGAATGAGATCATCGATCTCGTCGATTGTCCTCTCTGAGATCAATCTCACCCATAACCCAAACACGGGTTATGGGCTTTACACACAAAATCTACACGGTCCATAATGAGAAGTAACACCTCCCGAAAGGACCCATCATGTTCGCCCAGACCCTCATCGCCCTCGTCGGTATCGCTTTCTTCGCTGTTTCTACCGTGCTCTACTACGCACGCATGTTCAGCTGAGAACGAACCTTCAATCTCGAAGGGTCTAAAGGACATATACCCTTTAGACAACTCTCGACCTATATACCTTACATGGTATATAGGCTTTAAAATTACTTGTTGTATAATGAGATATATTCACTAGAAAGGAGCATCTCATGTCCAACACCGCCCGTGATATTGCCCTCGCCGCAACTACGACCGCATCTATCGCGCTGTTCTACAGGTGGCTGTATCTGGCTGGCCTCGTGGCTGGAATTCAGAAGTCAAACAAGGCTGCTGTATCTTCCTTCCGCGCCCGCCTCGCCCAGATTCGGTACATCTGTGAGAACAGCGAGATGTCGGACGACCAGTTGAAGGCTATTCGCGACCTCGTTAACCGCCCCCTCTAACATCTCACCCATAACCCAAACACGGGTTATGGGCTTTATACGTAAAATCTGCACAGTCCATAATGAGAAACATCAACCTCTAAGAAAGGACTCATCATGTCTACCGTCATCACCTTCCTTGTTGGTGCTATCGTCGTCATGCCGTTTTGGTGTGCGTTCGGTGCTATCCTCCACGCATTCGACATCGACCAGAAAGTCATTCTGATCTGGACCGATGTCTTTGAGTGGAAGATGGTCCCCGTCTACGCTCTCATCATCGCGTTCATCTTGCCGGCGATTGGCGCCTACACCATCGTGAAAGTCGCGCTGGACAAAGCGTTCACTCGTTGATATTACACCTATAACCCTTAACACGGGTTATAGGGTTTCTCTACTTGCGCCACAAAAAATACTGCCTCTATAATGAGACCTAACCCCTCAAGAAAGGAACCACCATGTCCACGTCTACCGAAATCGAAGAGACCCCCGAAAAGGCCCCTCTCCTGAATCGCATCAGCGATTTCGCTGAGAAGAGTATTCCCGTTGCTAAGGCTGCTGCCCTTGGCTCGGTCGCTCTCTTCCTCGGCGGACTCACTGTTCTGTCGTTCAAGAGCGGATCCAGCTCGGACTCCGACTCTGACTCGGAAGAGTGACATCTTCCTCTGAGATCAATCTCACCTATAACCCCTAACACGGGTTATAGGCTTTGACGCGTTATATTTTACACGGTATGTAATGAGAAACAATCCCTATGAAAGGACTCATTATGTTCAACCGTGCATCCGGAATCTCCCTCTTCATTGCCTCTGTTGGCTGCATCGCCTACCAGATGATTCAGCAGCACCGAGAGAATCTCGAAGCGGAACGGCAAGCAAAGATTTCCAACGAGCGTTTCGACGCTGTTGCCAAGGAAGTCAAAGCTTCGCTGACCGCGGAACCGATTCCCTTCAATGGTGTTGACATCTGGGGCGAAGCCCTCAAGTCTGTGAGGGAATCCGCCGCGGGTCAGAACGACTGACCTATATTTCTCACCTATACTCCTACATGGAGTATAGGCTTTCGCAAAAGGAGCATCATCATGGATATTTTCTGCATCATTCTTCTCGCCATCGCGGCCCTGCTGCTCATTCTCGCCGAGTACTACATGAAACAGATGGTTAAAGAGATTGATCGACTCAAGCAAGAGAACGACCTCCTAAAACTCAGGTTGAAGCTGTTTAGGTATAGCAATCTGAACGAGGAGATCGAAAAGTGATCAAGCGTAAGGTCTACAATATCAACGAAGTCGACGTATCGATTCCTGAGGGCGGTATCGTGTCGGTCTCTCCCTACTGCAGTCACCCTTTCCCTACTAATAAGTTGGAAATGCTCGCAATGGGTATCTTCATCGAAAAGTATATTCAGGGGTACCCGGTCCATATGTATAGTGGACATACATTCAATTACGATGACGTCAGCTTCAGGAACCCTAACGGGGAGCGAATCGTCATCAATCGTGATTACGCCGACGAACCGGGTGTCTCGTACGCCGTAGTTCCTTACCGCGTGGCTAGCTCGGCGGATAGGACTGCCTTTGCTAAGAATTTTGTCATTGTAGATAAGAGTCTTAGCACTATCGATTACCTCTCAATCCCATCTATCAATGTCGGGGCAGATGCTCGGTTCATCCCGATTCGAGCGGAATCCATCATAGACAGAGACCTTCTCTTCGCTATCAACAACCTCTGAAAGGAAGCATAACCATGAACCTCAAGACTCTCGCCAAGGGCCTCCTCAACTGGTGCAAGGCAAACCCCCAGATCTTCATCACCGGTCTCGGCATCGCCAGCTCTGTGGTCACTGCCGTCACTTCGGCTAAGTGCCACGCTAAGGCTATCGAGGCTGACGCCGGAAAGTCCGACAACCTTCTCGATTTCGCTAAGCGGAACTGGAAGTGCTACGTCCCGGCGGCTATCAGCCTTAGCACGACCATTTTCTCGATCATCGCGCTCCATGGAGCCACCAGCAAGAAGTACCAGGCTCTCGCTGCGGCATATTCTGTCTCCCAGCTCGATCTGTCCGAGCTCAGGAGCCGGATGGCTGAGCAGGTTAAGGTGCTTAAGGAGGGTGCCTCCGAAAAGGACAAGGAGGTGGCCACCAAGAAGCTTCCTGAGAGCACCATGGTCATTTTCGGGGATGAGCAGGTGCTCTGCAAGGATGCGATCACGGGGCGTACCTTTCGCTCGACCCCCGAGCTTCTTCGAAAGTACTGTAACAACATTTCCGAGGACCTCCTCACCTATGGGGCGTGCCCTCTGAACGATTTCTACTCTCAGATCAACCTGAGCCAGGTCGGCATCGGCGATGAGCTCGGGTGGGAAGGAGGAAAGACCATCGAGCCGCAGTTTAGGCCTGTTATTCTGGAGAGCGGATCGCCGGCCATTGAGGTCGCGATTACTCCCGCTCCTCAGCCTAACTGGTTCAAGATCGGTTGAAGAGCTGTGACCAAAAATAATACGGTCACTTTCACCGACGAACCATCCATAGAGTACACAGAACCTCCAAAAGAGTGGCCGAACACAAAAAACGAGTCCTATAATGAGAACTAACCCCTCAAGAAAGGACCCACTATGTTTGCTTTCGGCCTCATGCTTGGTTTCTTCGGCATGTGTACTGCCCTTGATCCCAACCGTCTTCGGAAGAAGCAACTCAAGAAATCCAAGAACTGAGACAAGATCTCACCTATAACCCAAACACGGGTTATAGGCTTTCACACACTCCTGAAAGGAACACAAAATGAAGCGAGTACTCGCATCGATCGGCCTGGGTGCCGTGATCGTCGGAGGTCTTATTTCTCCGGCTATCGCGGAAGACACCCCGCAGATCAAGGCCGAAGTTACTAAGGCCACCAGCGCATCGCGACAGGTCTCGTCCGAGATTAACGTCAGCGGTACCTGGACCGTCGAAAAGCTGGCGGTCGGCCAGTCTTTCACGGTCTCTACCAACCCTACGAATGGAGGCGTTCCCTTTAAGTGGAATGCATCGTTCCCGTTCCTGTTGGACGACGGGACTAAGGTCGGCGAATGTACTGCTGACCAGGCGAATCTGACCTGCAAGGTCAACGAGGTCCCGCCGGCTTATGCTGATAAGATCGATGTCAAGGGGTCTTGGTGGGCCCGAGCCCGTCTTCAGGAAGGTGCCATTGGCACCAAAGAGGCTCCCATCGTTCTGAATGGTGAAGTGGTCAAGAAGCTCGTGTGGGGCGATACCCAGGGTACGGGTACCTGCACGAACGACTGTGACAACGCGGCTCACTATGAATACGCCCACCCGGAGAATCTGAAATTCGGGTGGACTAACGATAACGGCACCGTTGGGTGGGCGATCAAGTGGATCGCCACGCCCGGTGTCGAGTATGTTGTGAAGGACTTCGACACACCTCTCGGAACGCTGGCGAAGTGCGCGAAGAGTGGCGAGTGGGATCCCGCTACGACTGAAATCATCGCGGCCACGCGAGTGGATGCGAACACGATTAAGTTCACGGCTCCCGTGGATTCCAAGGTGTGTATTACGTTCCCTCCGGAACAGATGAAGGTGCCAGAGGGCCAGTCTTCGGTTACCAACCACGCTGAGGTAAATGACCTCAAGCTGGAGGCTACCACTACTCTCAAGTCCAATGGCGGCACCGATGGTGACGGCTCTAATAAGCCAAAGCCTACGCCGGCCCCCACACCCGAGCCTACTCCTTCGCCGAATCCTACCACCCCTGCACCGACTCCTTCTCCCAAGCCTTCTGAGCCCACCCCGGCTCCTAAGCCTTCCGAGAAGCCTACTCCTGTTCCTACTACCCCTACCCCCAAGCCCAGTGCGACCACTCCGGCTCCGAAGCAGCCTGTCGCAAAGGAAACCCCCAAGACTAGCGAGCAGCCTAAGCTCGCTAAGACCGGTTCGTCGGCTCTCTTCGCCGGCATTCTGGCAACCCTCCTGGCGCTCTTCGGCGTCGGGCTTTACAAGATCTCCCGAAAGGACAACAACTGACATGCAGTCTATAAAGGTTAAGTACACCAACTTCTTCGGCGAAGAGACCGAAGAAACCCTCCACTTCCACCTGTCGAAGGGTGAGCTCATGAACATGGAGCTCCAGCATACCCCTCTTTCGGCAAAGATCGCGGCCGTTAACAACGGTGATGCGTCTGCCATGGACTCGTACAAGCTCCTTTGTGAGTTTGTCGGTGCTGCGTATGGTGAACGTAGCGAGGATGGCAAGCGCTTCTTCAAGGAGGATCGAGCCACGAAGGCATTCCTGTCTTCGCCTGCGTTCGATGCGCTTCTGGACAAGCTGTCCGATGACCCGAAGTTCTCAAACGGGTTCCTCGCCGGCCTCTTCCCTGACGACATCATGGGCAAGGCCAAGAAGCTGATTGAGGAGCACCCGGACGCCTCCCTTGAGGAGCTCCGTATGCTGGCGGATGGCATCTGATGACGGACGTCGTCCCGATTGAGCCCACTCGGGCTATTGAGGTCTCCCTCCCTGGCAACACTGATAAGGCCAAGGAGGGGGCCTCCCCCGAGAAGAAGGAAGCGAAGGTCATCGCCAAGGCGAAGGTCAACAAGACGAGCCCAATCAAGGAGGCTCTCAAGACTTTCTTTGTCGATGACCTGCCCGACATCGCGAATCATCTCGTGATTGATGTCGCGATCCCTGCTGCTAAGAACGCCATCACCGACATGGTGACGCAGGGCATTCAACAGCTCCTTTACGGTGCTGTTGATGTTAACCGTGGGCGTAGCGGCACCTATACCTCCTACGGATCGTCATCTCGCACGACGTACACTAGGAGCGCCCCTAATAATGTCCGATATTTGGAGCCTCGGGGGCGAACACGTCAGAACAACGTCCGAGTTGACGATCTCATCTTCGAGACCAAATCCGATGCGACTGAGGTAATTGAATACCTCGCGGAAACGGTCGATCGCTACGGTCAGGTCTCGGTCGCTGACCTATATTCGTCTGTCGGCATTCAGCCGAAGTACACAGACGAGCGTTGGGGGTGGACGACCCTCGACGCATTTGAACTCCGGTCGTCCCGTGATGGATGGCTTATCATTTCCGATTCTCCGGAACCCATCAAATAGTCTTTCTGAAAGGAGCATCATCAGATGTCAATCACTACCATTTTCTATACCGCCGTCGGGCGTGTCTCCAAGCACGCTCCCACTATCCTCAGTGTCGGCGCATCCATTGGCGTCGTGGCTACTTCGGCACTTGCGTGGCGAGCCGGCCGTACCTTCGAAGATGTGGAGTACCGCAACTTCGAGCGCGTCAAGGATTGTCAGGATCGAGCTGACGAGATCCCCGACGAGGACGTGCCCAAGATCGAGCGTAAGAACCGTATGCTCTTTGCTCTCGATGCGGCTCGTCACATCGCCCCGACTATGATTGTCGGCGGTACGACGATCGCTCTCATCTACTTCAGCAACAGTATCTCGCGTAAGCGTCTTGCCGCCTTGAGCGCTGCTTGTGTCGCGGTCCAGAACGCCTTCGACAACTACAAGAAGAAGATGGTGGATACTCTGGGTAAGGAGACGGTCGACAAGATCGTCGCTCCTCGACTCCCTAACGCCGGCAGGACTGCGGAAGAGATTCTCGCCGACGATAACCCCAACGACGCTAGCGACGTTCTGGACGCAGTGCTCGCTATGGTCAACGAGTGTTCTCCGTACGCTCGGATCATTTCTGAGACGTCGTCCACCGCGTGGGATCCCAATGAGGATTACACGACCATGAACCTGACTGAAATCCAAGCGTGGGCGAATCGCCGCCTTCAGAAGAAGGGACACCTCTTCCTCAACGAGGTCCTCGACCAGCTGGGTCTGTCTCGAATGAAGGCGGGTGCTCTTGTCGGGTGGCTCAAGAATGGAGATGGGGACGGCTACGTGTCGTTTGGCGACATCGAGGGTTCCATCTACCGTGTCCCTGATTTGGAGCGTAAGGCGATCCACTCCAACGTCGTCGTCGATTTTAATGTCGACGGCGTTATCTGGGACAAGATCTGACCATGGAATACTTGCCCTGGCTGATAAAGCGGGGGTGTCTCGAGGGTTACCGGGATCTTGCTTCGGTATGGGATGAGATTGAATTCATATGGTATATTCTTGAAGACGGAGATAAAGCTGAACAAGCTCTCCGGATAAGGGAAGAATACGAATATGAGACTGATCATCTCTGTACGAGGCGAGGTCCCGTAACCTTCCTCGAGCTGTTTGTATCGCTTACTGATACATTAACGGCTATGGTATACCAGGATCGAGCATCGTTCACTAGGTCTATCCTATTGAACCTAGGTGTGGTCAATTGCTGCGACCGGCTGCTCTTAGATTCCGCAGTATATTCTAGGGCTCTAGATAGCGCCGATAGAGTAATGCATAGGACATACCACCGAAACGGTGCTGGGGGTCTATTCATGGTCCCTGGAGCCGATATACTAGAGGTGCCCCTAAGAGATCAAATGATTCTCTGGTCGAACTATTACGATCCATATCACTAGAAAGGAGGTGAGTATGGATTTCTATAGCATCGAAACCGCTCCCGTGCGCGGACAAGCCGGGCAGTTAGCTGCATCCCCCGATTTCATCAACGGATATTCTCGAGATATCATGATCAATCGGGGTGAGTTCGTTGCTGTGTGGGATCCAGACAAAGAGCTATGGACTAAAAACGAGCACAGGATCATCGATCTGATTGACTCGGACGTCCTCGCTTATGTCGACGACGCTGCTAAGCGTCACATCAACTTGCTTCCTCGACTCTGTCGACGAGACGGAGATGGTGTATGGAAACGGTATCGTCTATGGACTAAGAACATGGTCGATACTGACAGGCCTCTCGACCGTAGGCCCATATTTGCAGACACACCTATCCGACAGGAAGACTATGCGTCGTTTAGGCTTCCATATGCATTGTCTGATAGCGAGCCTGTGAATTGGAATACGCTCGTAGACGCCCTTTACGATCCCTCGGAGAGGGAGAAGATTGAATGGGGGATCGGGGCCATCCTGACTGGCGACTGCCGTAAGATCGACAAGTTTCTTGTTTTCTACGGTGAGCCTGGGTCGGGTAAGTCCACGATCCTCAATGTCGTGCAGTCTCTCTTCGGGGATTACGCTACTGCATTTGATTCGGAGTCGTTGGCTCAACGCAGTAATGCTTTTGCGTTGTCTGCGTTCGCTGACGATCCTCTGGTCGCAGTGGAGCATGATGGAGATCTTAGTAAGATCGAGACTAACACTCGTCTTAACTCCATCATCTCTCATGAGATTCAGCTGGTGAACGAGAAGTTCAAGAAACCTCGTCCAGTTCGAATCTCTACGATGCTACTCATGGCATCGAACAATCCAGTCAAGATCACCGATTCAAACTCGGGCATCCCTCGACGGCTGATTGATATTTACCCCTCCAATAGGCGCATTCCTATCGGGGAGTATCGTAAAATCATGTCGGGGGTGTCTGAGGAGCTTGGTGCAATTGCTCATCACTGTATTTCTGTCTACCGTAGTCTGGGCCCTGACTACTACAAGGATTACAGGACGTCTGTCATGATGGGCGAAACCAATCCAGTATACAACTTCATGTTCGAGATGTACGACGACTACTCTACCCGAGAGTTCGTCACGCTTGCATCTGCGTACATGGAGTATAAGAAGTATGCCGAGGCTTCCGGACTTTCTTGGGTTATGCCCAAGCACAAGTTCCGAACAGAGGCAAAGCATTACTTCAGCGAGTTCCATGAACGCTGCAGAGTCAATGGAGTTCGCCAGAGGAATGTATATTTTGGGTTCCGCACAGATCTTTTTGAATCGGGGGATCTTATCGCCCAGCCGGTTGAAGATGAGACATGGCTTGATCTGAAGCCGATGACTCATACTCCCTTTGATGAATTCTTCAAAGACCAGCCGGCGCAGTACACAACAACTCAGGGTACTCCTAAAGAACCTTGGGATTCAGTCACAACCACCCTAAAAGAAATCGATCCGTCGAAGCAACATTACGTTAGGCTCCCAGAGGAATACGTAGTTATCGACTTCGATTTGAGAGGAGAAAATGGTGAAAAAGACCTCAATGCTAATCTTCGGGCTGCTTCTTCTTGGCCTCCAACGTATTCGGAGGTCTCAAAGAGTGGTGGAGGACTACACCTCCTCTACAGGTACACTGGTACTGGTGATACCGCTTCCGAGTATTCGCCGGGGATCGAGATTAAGCGGTTCAAAGGCCGATCATCTTTACGTCGACGACTATCCCTCGCGAACGACCTGCCCATCTCAGAGTACGTGCAGCTCTTGCCCGAGAAAGCAAAACGGATGATCAATCCACAGCATGTCAAAGATGAGAACCACCTTCGGGCTCTCATCGCGAAGGCGCTCCGAAAGGAGGTGCACTCTGCGACAGCTCCTAATGTTGACTTCATCAAGAAGATCCTGGACGACGCATATTCGTCTGGGATCACGTATGATGTGTCTGACGCTAGGAATGCTGTGACTTCGTTCGCCGCTAAGTCTACCAACCAGGCGGAGCGGTGTCTGAAGGTCGTGCAGGAGATGCACTTCATGTCGGAAGACAAGATGGAAGTGCAGGAGGACGGCAACGGACCGATTGCATTTTTCGACGTTGAGGTGTTTCCCAACCTCTTCATCATCTGCTACAAGTATCCTGGAGAGCCAGTTCGACGCTTCTTCAATCCGTCTCCTGAAGATGTGAAGAAGCTTATGGAGCTCCGACTCATCGGGTTCAACAATCGCAAATACGACAACCACATCATGTACGCTGCGTCGCTCGGATACTCTAACGAGGAACTATTCGAGCAGTCCCAGCGTATCATCAACAACGAGCCTAATGCTACTTTCCGAGAAGCGTACTCCATGTCCTATACGGATATTTATGACTTCTCCACGAAAAAGCAGTCTCTTAAGAAGTGGGAGATCGAACTCGGTATTCACCACCAGGAACTCGGGCTTCCCTGGGATAGGCCCGTCCCTGAGGAGCTATGGGAAAGCGCAGGCGATTACTGCGCTAACGATGTCGAGGCTACCGAGGCGGTCTTCAATCACCTTGCTAGTGATTGGGGCGCTCGGAAGATCCTTGCAGAGCTGTCTGGCTTGAGTGTCAACGATACAACGAACCAGCACACCTGTGCCCTAGTGTTCGGTAAGGATCGTAAACCCAACAAGAGCAAGTTCGTTTACACGAACCTCAGCGAGATGTTCCCTGGGTACACCTTCGATCGGTTCAAGGGTTCGTCCTATCGAGGCGAGGATCCTGGGGAGGGAGGCTACGTATATTCGGAACCCGGATACTACGAAAACGTCGTCCTCCTTGACGTGGCTTCAATGCACCCGACATCGATTGAGCAGCTCAACCTGTTCGGTCCTTATACTCAGCGCTACAGCGAGCTCAAGCAAGCTCGTGTGGCGATCAAGCATAAGGACATGGATGCGTTGAGTAAGCTCTTCGACGGGCGTCTTGTCGAGATCGCGAAGAACTACGATCTTGACGAACTCGGAACGGCATTGAAGATTCCGATCAACTCCATGTACGGATTGACGAGTGCGAAGTTTGATAACCCGGCATGGGACCCGCGCAACATCGACAACATCGTTGCCAAGCGGGGTGCGCTCTTTATGATCGACCTCAAGCACTACGTGCAAGAGACCCTCGGTCTGACGGTCGCACATATCAAGACGGACTCGATCAAGATTCCGGGGGCCACACCTGATGATATTCAGAAGGTGATGGCGTTCGGGGAGCGATATGGATACACCTTCGAACACGAGGCCACCTATGCAAAGATGGTGCTCGTCAACAAGGCTGTATATATCGCCAAATACTCCTTCCCTCACAAGGGGGAATGGACGGCTACTGGAAAACAGTTCCAGGAGCCATACGTGTTCAAGAAGCTCTTCACCAACGAGCCGATTGAATTCGAGGACTATGTCCAGACCAAGCAGGTGCAGACGGCAATGTACCTGCGGTTCCCCAATGAGGATCCTCACTTTGTCGGTAAAGTCGGTGCGTTTGTGCCGATCAAGCCTGACAGGGGTGGGGGTGAACTCCTTAGGGAGAACACGGAAGGTGAGATCAAAGACGCCGTTGTGGGGACAAAGGGCTACCTCTGGAAGGAAGCAGAGGTGGTCAAGTACCTGCACCTGGAGCAAGACGTAGACACGTCTTACTCGGAATCTCTCGCCGATGAGGCGCGAGCAACCATCGAACAATACATCGACTACGACAACTTTGTCGCATAGAAAGGAATCCAATCATGATTTCGAACATCGCCATTGAGGATGCCAAGCTGTTCTACCGAAACTTCAGCGGGTCCCCGTCTCGGTATAACACCGAGGGACGGCGTGAATTCTCCGTCGCGATCCCGCTGAACCTGGTGGCCGACCTCGAGGCCGACGGGTGGAATGTCAAGTACGGAAAGGACCGTGATCGGAATCCCGACCCGGAGCGGCCGTACCTTACTGTTAAGGTTCGCTACGACTTTAGGCCCCCGACGGTGTGGATGATCACCGGGGGCAAGAAGGTCCTTTTGACTGAGGATACCGTCGGTTCGCTGGACGGCGCCACAATCAAGTCTGCGGACATCGTCATCAACCCTAGCGTCTACGACTACCGTGGGCAGAAGGGTGTGGCCGCCTATCTGAGGGAGGCGTACATCACCCTTGATGATGAGACGGCCTCATTCGCGTCTAAGTACGCGGATCTGGACGTCTAACACTCTTGGCGGGGGTAGGTAGTGTGTGGCCTGCCCCCGTCGTCAGGAGTTGTGAGATGCTCGAAGACGCCGACGTCTGGGCAAGGGTTCCAAAGTTCCCTCGGTATGAAGTGAACCGTCTGGGGGACATTCGAAGAGTCGACACTAGCGTAGCGCTGCGGCCGTTTACTAGAAACGGTAAAAGTCTATATGTCAGGCTCTACAATTCTTCCGGGGTGGCATATGAAAAGACTGTCGCCTCGGTTGTGTGGGCTGCCTTCTACAAGAGGTGGCCTAACGATTCTTTCGTCTGTCATTTAGATGGCGACGTGAGAAACAACTCTCTGGACAACCTGTTCCTAGGATCCAGAGCAGATGTCAACAGAACAAGGCGGCGCATGGATGACACCATCTGGAACCGCCTAATTCAGGAAGGAGAACTAGTATGAGTAACTGGTTCGAAACGATCGTCCCTGACGATCACACTTGGTCGGGCATTAGTCCGACTAAGGAAAAGATCTCGTCGAAGGACGCTCTGGGTATCGTTGGGTATCTGAACAGCGTCCTGTCTGACCCCATGAACCCGAAGTTCGACAACGACAACTTCACGGCAATCGTGAATATCAAGAACGGCTTCATCCCGATCAATGGAGATTACGCCGGCTTCTCGATCGAGATCCAGGGCGAGATCGGTGGAGAACAGGTCAGTAAGACCGTTCTTCACACTGACGATCCGTCTGCTGAGGTCTGGATGTGGTCCGTGAAGTCTATCGTATTCATTGTACCTAACACCGGGGCGGAAGGATCGAATCCCGTTACCATTGACGCGGGTGACGACTATGTCATGCGTATCAAGGTCGAGGGTAGCGCTGAAGAGCCGGGGGAGAATCCTTACGATAAGCGTGGCCCGTACTGGGCCGAGCACGCTGAGTTCAACCCGAAGATCACCCCCGCTGCCTTGGCGTCTATCAAGGCAGCACTCAACCGCGAGCAAGGAATGGGGCACCTCTGATGACTAAGATCCCTGCAGAAACCAAAGCTGAGATGATCAGTCGTGAACCGAATATGAAGTTCACGAATCGAGAGTTTGACTTCCGCGAACTGAACGTCGGCATCACCGGTCTCGTGAAGAAGGCGGTCGCTAATCAGATCGCTGACGACCAGCCGTATACCTTCCAGATTAATTTCCGGAATGGCATGATCGTTGGCCAGACCTTCGATCCGCGCTTCTCAATCCAGCGACTTGAGGGCCGTGCACCTACGACAGAGTTTACTCTGTCTGACACGGACCCCGCGAAGTACTACGAGCTCAAGGAGCTCAATGTGGAGTACCGGCCCTCCATCACCAACGGCGACTCCTGGGTCGCTCGTATCAAGATGGTGAACGGCGAGATCGTTGACGCGTTCATCAACTCGGATTTCGACGATCCTGAGGAGCGCAAGCTCATGCGAGACGCCCTCCTCCGAGGGTTTAAGTCTCCTGAGATGATGTGAGCCCCACTCATATTTGAACTACACTAGACGAAAGGTATCCTAATGTTTAGCGAAAGAGCTGCTAAAGGACTCAATGATGTCAAAACCGAGTTCTCCACTCCTCTTCGAGAGCAGGCGCCTCCCGATTTCAAGAAGGCTGCTCTGTTTGGGGAGAAGCCGGTTCTTGGTCGGACACTCATGGTCCGCGACCAGGACGCTGTCAACGTGATCAAGTGGGTCGAGGTATTTACCAGTCGAGGAAGGTGTGTCTTGAACGGCACCAATCCTCTGTCGTGGGAATGGATTGCCCAGGTGCACTATGGGTTGTTTAACTACCCCATTCGCGTCGTGATGTATCCTCACATCCCTAAGGATGCGGCAGAGGTAGTGCGTAGGTTGCTGGAAGCAGAGCTATTTGGCAACGATACGTATGACAACGAACTGCATCCGCCTGAGAAGGACCGGTACTACTACGACAACGTGATGGAGCGCATCATGCGCTCCCACCTCACTGATCATGGCGAATAAACTATATTCGCACCAGGAAGAGGCCCTGGGGCTCCTACGTAGTGGTAAAGTCCTAGTCGGCGGTGTCGGCTCGGGTAAGTCACGCGTAGGAGCCTCTTGGGCTCTTTCTCAGGCAGATGTTAGCAAGATTATCGTGATCACAACCGCGCGTAAGCGGGACTCTCTCGAATGGGAGGGTGAGTTCGCTGCGCTCGGTGCCGATTTTGAAAAGGTGACCATTGAGAGTTGGAATAATATTTCTCGCTTTGATAGTAATAGCGGGCTGGTATATATATTTGATGAGCAGCGAATCGTCGGAAACGGGGCCTGGGTACAGTCGTTCCTCAAGATCGCGAAGAACAACAGTTGGATCTTACTCAGCGCAACACCGGGGGATGTCTGGCTCGACTACGTCCCTCTCTTCATTGCCAACGGATACTACAAAAACAGAACCGAGTTTGCCGAGCGACATGTAGTTTGGGACAGATTCGCGAAGTATCCAAAGGTGAAGCGGTATCTCGATACAGGTCTACTTGAGGCTCGTCGTAGAAAGATACTGGTCCCGATGCCGGCAGATCGTCACACCAGACGCAATAGGTCTTACATTCCAATGGATTACGACAAGGAGATGTATGAGCTAATCTCTAAGAAGCGTGTAGATCCGTGGAACAGGAAGCCCTATAAGAACGCTGCCGGCGTTTGTTATGGGCTGCGCCGATGCGTCAATTCGAATCAGTCTCGTGTAGATCATATTCGTCTTGTGGCGCGCCGGCGTAAGAAGCTGATCGTGTTCTATAATTTTGACTACGAGCGAGACATCCTTCTTGAACTGCAGGATGAATTCAACGTGGCCGAATGGAACGGACACAATCATCAACCCATACCAACGACTGACTCATGGGTATATTTGGTACAGTATACCGCGGGCGCCGAGGGGTGGAACTGCGTCGAGACAGACACGATCGTGTTTTACTCCCTCAACTATTCGTGGAAGATTACTGAACAGGCGGAGGGTCGCATCGACCGAATCAACACGCCGTTCAAGGATCTCCACTACTTCTATTTCATCTCGGAGTCTGGAATAGACTCTGCCATTCGCGAAGCCGTCCGGAAGAAGGGCGTCTTCAATGAGCGTATTTTCGCTCACAACCTGTAAAGGAGCACAACATGTCCATGAAGCCCGGATGCGTGGTTTTCGATCCCTCGAAGAACCACTGGTGCGTTCTCGTTGAGTCTCGCATGTCCGACGGTACGGTCCGTCGATTCATGTCGTTCCATGATACCTATGAGGATGCTCATAGTATCGAGGAGGCTCATAAGGAGGCACACGCCGACGAGCCTAACACCACAGTCTCCCTGTTCGAATACGATTACATCGCGAACGAGATCGAACTGGCGACTGTGTTAATGGTGCAGACCGTCGAGGATATTCTCTCGAGGGCTGAGATCAGCGACATTGATGAGGGGGGTGACAATGACTGCGAAGACTAAGTGGTGCGTCCTTGCCTCCATTCAGTTTACAGAGAAGTTCTCACCTTGTGTGGTTCTGAGTATTCATCGGAATTTTCTTGAGGCTCAGACACTCGCAGCTAGTTTAGCTGCCGATACTTACTGGC